AAATTAGGCTGCTCAAGTTTGGGCAGCCTTTTTTCTTGCCTACCTAAAATATTTTCCCAGCTAACTGCCTGATTTACAGCCAATACCAGCAAGCCGAAAAAATATTTTCTTTTTTTGGTGCAAACATTTGGAATTTTGAATAGGCCGCCATATCTTTGTAGCACATTAAAGGAAAGAAAAAAGCCACGCATGGAAAAGAACAAAAAATTCCCCGTTTTCGCCGCAAAGGACGCGGCCAAAATAACAAAATATATAACCATTGCAGACCTGCCCGACCACACGGCGTTTTGTGCCAAGTGCGGGTTGGTGAAAAAACTATACGAAACGCGTAGCGGCCAGCTTCGCTATGTGGATCATATAGGCGATACGCACAAGGTTTGCTAAAATGCTGGGGGATGCCGAAAACCCGAAAAAAAGAGTAGGCGCAATTCAAAAAACGCATAAAAAAAATGAGCAACATTGTAATTCAAGACGGCGAACTGCCTGAAGATGGCCAAAATAAAAAGGCCGTTCAAACCTTCGACCCGATGGCGGCCAATACGATGGCGGCCTTTGAATCGGGAGTAACTATCCCTATTGATGAAATAGCCGAGAGTTGGCAACCCGAGCAAATCGGGGAGTCAAAACGCCTTTTGTTTATTGGCTGCGGTGTGGAACTGTTCACAGATACGGCCACAGGCGCGGAGAAACCGACGGCAAAAGCGTATTTCGTGGAACTTCGCAAAGCCCCAAACGGATCGCCCTATTTGAAACGGGTGAAAATGGGAACGATTGAAACGGTAAGCACCGTTTGCAACATCACCAAAAAAGGGGATACCATTGTAAGCGTTACGCCAAAAGCCGGATACCTAAATACAATGTGGGATGTTACCCTTACGGGCTCGCGCAAAAGCAAAACAAACGGGCTTAATAAAATCTCGACGTTTAGTATGAATCGTGTTGTAATTGCCCAGTAATGAATAAGGCCGAAAAAATCGCAAAGCTCCAAAGGGATTTGGAGTTTTGCGCTAGGCCCGAAACTGAATTTGAGCAACACGGGCCAAATTACTCGAACAAAGCAAGCCTTTACCTATATTTCCCTGAGAGCCTAGGCCCGTTTGTGGCATTTATATTGGCCGAGGCAAAATTGAAGCTAACAGACCTAATAGACTGCCACGAGCAAGAAATTCAAAACGAGCTAAACGCACTGCAAAATGAATAGCAACGAAATGTACAACATGTTTCTAGCGGCCGCTAACTTGCTGCCTGAAACAACCCAAAGCGCACCTTCAAAAATTAACGCTGGTTTGCGCCCTGCCCCTGCCCGCGAGGACGGCCTTAATCAATTGCGCGAAATTTCGGCACAATGCCAAAAAGGCAATTATGCTAGCAATAGGCCGCTATCTTACTCGAGCCTGAAGCATTTTGCAAAGCACCCTCTTTGTTATTTGGAATACTGCAAACAACCCAAAAGCGAGCCGACTAGCGCACAGGTAATCGGGTTGCTTTTTGAAAGTCTGTTAGTCGCTGGCCAATTGCCTGAAGGCATTATTAGCGCCGAAAACAGGCCCGATCCTTCAGCCACATTTGCGGCAAAAGCTAATAAGGAATGGAAGGCCGCAAAAGAGGCCGCAGGGCTTACAATAGCTAGCCTCGAGCAAATAGAAACGGCCCGGGCAATGGCCGCCGATGTACTCAAGAACAGCCCTTTTTTGTCGGGCAAGGGAGGCGCGCCCAAATACCAAGCGCAGCATAACATCACACTTTGCGGCCTAGATTTGGTTTGCATTACCGACCTCGAGTTTCCCGATTGTGTAGTGGAAATAAAAACCACTAACACTATCTCCGGTTTCCGCAATCAATTTTTTAAAGAGTGCTACTGGCTTCAGGCGGCCCTGCAACACGTAGCTACCCAAAAGCCCGTTTATTTCCTAGTCGTGCAAAGCGAGGCCCCGTTTATCCACGAGGTTATCCACATTACGGAGGGCCAAATGGCTGAATACAAGCGTAGGCTGCGGGCCTTGCTTTTGAACTTTCGCACTTGCCTCCGGCATGGGTTTCGGCACGATGAAAAATTGCTATCAATAGAGCCTACATACGAATTTAAAAACGTGGAGCAATGGTATTTTTAGCAATTGTTATCGGCTACATATTACTCACTTTGGGCTTTATGTTTGGGCTTAACTTTTACTTTAATGAAGCCGAAAAAAGCCGTTACGAGCGAACCCGCCGCCGACGTTACAAGTGATGTTCGCTTAGACTTGCTAAAAGCGTATTTAAAAGAGTTTCCCCAAAATCAAAAGCCGCAAAGCGCGGCACAATGGGCAGACTTTTTTAAATACGCACAAAGCAAGCAAAGCGAGTTTTTGAGGCTAACAGGCCTGCGCGAGCCGCTTAGCACTGCCGAGCGCAAAAGGTTTTATTCATTCCTAAAAATCTAAAAACAGATGGCAAAAAGCATAGAAAACCTGCTTTCGGAAATCTTAGCCGTATGCGAAACAGCAAACGTAACAATCGCTAGAGAAACCGTTTATCTATCTTCGCTTTATATTAATAAGCGATTTAGGAGCGGCACGCTAGAAGAAAAATTATCACAGGCACTAGAATCGCTAAAAAGCGAAAAAGAGGCCTACGAAAAAAGGAGGGCGTAATGCAAAAAATATCAAAATGGGAAGCGAAAGACATAGAACTTCTCGTTTCACAGTACGCAGAGCACGGGGTTAACATACCGGAGCTTGCCGAAAAATACACACAGAAAGAGATGCGGGCGGTTGTGCACAAGTACGGCCTCAAAACCGAGAAAGAACACATTCTCGACAAAATCTGGGCAGGGCGCACGCTTTTGCCCGAGGAGCGCGAAAAAGCGGCACAATGGAAATTTATCGCGCGGCGGCCCGGCTTGTAAATTCAAAAAAAGGAGTATCTTTGTTTGGCAAAGCATTTGGCGGAGGTAGGAGCCCGGCTGATGCCTTGCTTAGGATCGTGTTTAGCGAACCTGCCCCGTAGCTCCTACCTGCGGGGCTTTTTTTATTTTAAAGACATGCCAATTGACTATAAAAAGTATCCGGCAAACTGGAAAACAGAAATAAGGCCCGCGATTTTGGAACGCGAGGGGCACAGGTGCAAGTTTTGTAAAGTGCCTAATTATTGGCCTATTATAAGAGGGGAATGGAACGGCGAGGCAGTATGGCAAGATATTGATGGGGAAATGCATAGTGCGGCAACCGGGGAATACTTAGGCTCAACCTATGTAGGTGATGTACATTCTACAAACCTGCCAGTTAAAGTTGTGCTTACCATCGCTCACTTAAACCATAACATTGCCGATAATAGGCCAGAAAACCTTGCTGCCCTTTGCCAAAAGTGCCATAATACGCACGATTTGGAATACCGCAAAGCTAACCGCAAAGCAACCCTTAACAAGAAAAAAGGCTTGCAAGATTTGTTCTAACACAAAAAGCCCGGGCCTCTTCGCTTTGCCCGGGCTTTTAAGTAAATTTCTCTCTCTTAAAAACACCCTCAAAGTTATGGCTTTTACTGGAATTTGGATACCTGTTGAAATTTGCCTGTGCAATGGATTTGATGCTCAGGAAAAAATCATTGTTGGGCAGGTTATAGGCTTTAAAGAGGCCAAAAAGCCCTGCTATGTAAGTAACAATTACTTTGCTTCAATACTGGGCGGTCTATCCGCTAAACGAGTAAGCACAATTATAAACGGCCTAATTGCCAAAGGTGTAATACAAAGCACCTTGAATAAAGAGTCGGGCAATATGCGAGTTTTAGAACTTAACGAGTCTGGGCTGAAGGCTTTTTTGGCTAAGTACCCTATCCCCGAAAACGGGAATACTATCCCCGAAAACTTCCATACCCTATCCCCGAAAACAGGGATACCCTATCCCCGAAAACAGGGATACCCTATCCCCGAAAACAGGGATACCCTATCCCCGAAAACTTCCACCAATAATAAAGAAAATAATAAAGTAGATAACATAATTGAAAGTGTATGCAAAAACGAATTTTTGCAGCCACGCACACACAAGCCACAAACAATTGAAGAGGCTTTTGGGGATTATGAAGCAACCGAGCAACAGCAAGAAAAAAACCTGCCTACCTTAAACGCCAAAGCCCAAACGGGCGCAAATACACCGAGAGTTGGGCGCGGCGGTGTAAAAAATACACTAAGCCAATTTGTGCCGCCAAACGAGGCCGAGTGCTTTGATTTTTTCAAGGCCGCTGCGCCGGGCCTACCTGAATACTTTCTTAAAAGCGAAGCAACTAAGTTTTACAACTACTACGAGGCCCGGGGCTGGGCGGGCATAGTGAATGCCGAGGCCCTTGCCGTAAGTTGGGCAAGGGCGGATAGGTTCAAAAAAGATGCTGAAGCGCACAGGCCCGCTGCCGCCTCGTTTGTCGAGCAAGTACGGGAAGATGCCCAACGGCGCGGCCTCAAGATTTTTGGCGCGGGTTCGTTTTAATCGTTTTCGTGCGTACAGGTAAACGTGGGCAGTTGTAAAGTATTACTTTACAACTGCCCTAGAATGTCCTACAAGCCCGTTTTTGCCCTAGTCGGAAAAAATCTTAAATATTTTTTAGCAAGGTATTGGAAATTTGAATGGCCCGTTATACCTTTGTAGCACGTTAAAGGAAAAACAAAACACACAAAATCATGGAAAAGAAATTCGCGTACCAAGGCACAGACTGCACCTACGTTGTAAGCGCCACTTCTAAAAAAGAGGCCGCACAAAAGCTCAACAGCTTTGAGTATTTGAAGCTGCCAAAACTCGCAGCCAAAGATATTTATCGCTACAACTAATCGCACCAAACGGGCGGCCCGTAAGCCGCCCAAATAGATAATACTGTAGTTGTTGTTTAATTCTTTCATAGATTGATTTAAGGCAGGGGAATTTCCCCTGCCCTAACTGGATAGCAGAGGCATAATATTTTTGAGCAAAACAAAACGACTAAGCAAATGAAGATTTATCAGGTGAAATATGGCCGGGTGTTTGAGCGCGAGGGCGAAATTTTACAAGGCAATTGGGTGCGCTACAAAACGGCTCAAGGCAAAACAATAACAGAGCCTACGCTCAAAAATGAATTTTTTGCTTCTTTTGAAGAGGCCCGGGCGCAGGCTATCAAATACCAACAACAGCAAATTTTTATCAACAGATTTCATTTGAGCAGGGCAATCGAGAACCTTAATGCCCTACTTCAAAACGACCTGCCGGAGCTAGCGATACAAATTGACGAGGAGGAGATTGAAGATGAAAACGCATAGGCAGCTATTTTGGGATTTAGTGCAACTGCTTAGCAATAACACCTACAAAGTTGCGCCTGAAAACACGGCGGCAACTGGGCAGCTAGTAAACTACTTTGCCGCAAAGCCCGGGGAACTGGATTTGACAAAGGGGGTTTTGTTGCTAGGCCCGCCAGGCACGGGTAAAACGTTCCTTTTGCGGGCTTTTCAAATTCTTTGCCGCGACTCAGATCATAGCTTTGGGATGAAGTCGGCTATTGAAGTTGCAACCGACTATTCAGAAACGGGCCAAATTTCGCTTTTACGGGCAGGCCGGGCAATGGCCTATGATGATATAGGCTTTGAGGGGCAATCGTCGCACTACGGGCAAAAAAAGGCCGTTTTCGTGGATATTATCCATGCCCGTTACAGAGCGTTTTGTGAAAGTGGCGTAAAAACGCACTTTACAAGCAACCTGAACCCCGTGCTGCTCGAGAAGGCATACGGCCCCGCTATATTTTCAAGGCTCACCCATTTATGCAATATTGTGATTTTGGTAGGGCAAGATAATAGGGCTATTGCCCCTGCCCCTGCCGCTATTTCGCCTGAGCAATACTACACGCTTCCTCGTTTTTTTGAGAGCAAAAGCGCAAAGGAACGGGCTGAAGTATTGCGCTGGTATGAAGATTTGAAAAACGCCCCGCAGGTTGTGCATAAGCAGACGGCCCGGGAAAAATTTGAGGAGTTAATCAATTCGCTAACGCAAAACAAAAAAGCACAATGAAGCACTTTCTTTTTCTCGTTTTCGCGGCCCTAGTAGGCTGCAAAACTTTGGTAATTGGCAAAGAATATAACTTACCAAACGGCGCAAAAATCGTAGAAAGTACGCACCGCCATGTTTACATTAAGTCTGGCGGATACCTGATTAAGGTCGGGCAAAATGGCTCGGTTACAAAAACGGATAGTTTGGGCAATGTTTATCTTATGCAAAAAGATGGCAACTAAAATATCTTTCAACTTGTCGCCTCAAATGTGCGAAGCAACACAAAAAGCCGTAAAGGCCCTGCCGCAATTGCAGCGGCTTGCCTATTTGGTTTTGCCAGACGAATTTACGCTCGATCATGCCCTTGCAATACATTCACAATTGAAGCTTTGCAGCGTTCAAACAATCAAAAAAATGCTTAGTAATAAGGATTTATTTGATTGTAGCGTTCACCCGACCATTCACCCGAAAATTAAGTTTTACAAAAAGAAAAAAATATAATGAAAACAGAAAGCCCAACACTAGAGGACACAGGGCAAATCAAGGTGCACAACTATCCGCCATCGTCTAAAACATATTCCTATATAACAAGAATATATAGGAAGTATGAAAAAAATGTTTTAGGTTGGAAAGAGGCAGACGGCCCGCCGATATATTTCCACGATTTACCGCCGGAGCTTTTGGCTTTGGCAGAAATTGTAGGCAACGCTCAAAATGTTTTAACCGCAAAATTGCCCCGAGAGGCGTTTTAATTCAACTGTAATATGCAAAACGAAAAAACAACCCCGCTCACTAGCTCAATTAATAATTTTTGCGAACAGCAAAAAGTACCCGAGAGGCAACTAAAAGCAGCCGCCGACGCTTTTGGCATACCCGACTTTGATACCTGCGTAAAGCTAGGCTTTGCGTATGGTTATAACGATGGGTTTCCAGATGTCAAATATTTGTGGCAAACGTATAAAGGCAAAATAATGCTATGCCTTTACACGCCTTTTGAAGCCCCCAAAACATTGCGCGATTTTGGCAGCCTTCAGCCGACCGAAAGCGAATTTGACGGCATAGACATACACGAGGCCGAGGCTTATTACGCCCCGACTTTGTCGGATATTTTGAGCAGGATTTATAGCGATTTTGGGGCACTAAAAGTCGAGTTTTCACAAAGCCCCGAAAGCGACATTTTTATTTGCGTAACCGCAGTTAGGATAAAGGGCTTCGCAATAGGAGAAGTGTTGACTCTAACACAAAGCAACAACTTTGCGCAGGCCGCTGCCGAGATGTACTTGAAAATCAAAAAACTAATAGAAAACAATGCACGAAAATAGCTAGCGAAATTCACAAGCAATGGTCGCAAGTTTTCTAGAAAAAAAGCCTTAGCAATAGGGCTTTTTTTATTGCTTATTTTGTGTTTAATATTTCTTATATTTGTGAAACATTAAACACTTGCAAAACATGGGAAACAAAAAGCTAATGGCCGTTAAGTATGTGGCCGAAAAAGAAACATTCAAGCTATCATTTTTGGATAGAATTGGAAACGAACAGCCCGAAAAAGTAAGGCTTGAGCTATCCGCTGGGCATGAAATAACCAAGCGTTTTTTTGATATATCGCTTGCTTTCGGGGAATGGTTCAAACCTCAAAACGAATACTCGCTCGTCGGCTACGAAATTAAGCCCGTAAACAAGGGCAAAAACGAGGTCATATCTTTCTCTTATTCCACGTCTGAAAACGGACTAGGACTGGGCATCAAAACCGAGAGGGTTGTTTTTACAAAGCCCAATAAAGAGGGGTGTTTGGCCAAATTGCAAGAGGATGGGGACGTGCGCTGGGCCAATTTGGCGGCGTTTGCAGACTTGTATCAGGCCGTTAAGGATTTTGAGGATTATTGTTTGGATTTGTACGAATTGAAATAGTAGGCCGTATGACAAAGAAAATCAAAAGTATTTCCTACGATAAGGATACGAGCAGGGTTAGTGTATCTTTCGCGGAAACCGAAAACGGGAAGGCCCGCAAACGCACTATAAAGCAAACGTCGACTTTGCGTTTTGAGGCCCTTTGGGGCGCGGCGTTTAATTGCTTTGAAGCGTGGCTTATGCCTGATACGTTTTTTAGGTACACTAGGCCGCAAGATATTCCGCAAAGCCTTTTAAGCATTAAGCTAAAAATAACAGTACATACGCTTACAATTGCCTATGAATTTGAGAGCAAGAGCTCACTTATTCACAAAATGACATTTCACCACTGTTATAGCGGAGGCGAAAATCCTTTTGAGCCAAACATGACTACAAAAGAGCGGAGCAAAAACGTGCTAAAAAGCCTTGAGGCACTATACAACTATTGCCTAAATGATTTTGAGAATGAAAACCCCTGCGCTTAATACTCGCTCAAATAACCCTCTTTTAGTGAAACTGAAGGGGGTTTATAAAATTACCTGCCTAGAAAATGGCCGTTTTTATATTGGCTCTTCAGTATCAATACAAGATCGCTGGCGCGAGCATATTACGGCGATGCTACAAAAGCTAAATCCTGAAGCGGCCAAACTAAGTAACAAAAGGTTGCTTGCCGATGCTTACCAGTACGGCCTACACTCGTTTACATTCCAAATTTTGGAATTATGCCCTACGCTAAACAGAGAGCAATTAGAAGAGCGAGAGTACGAATTGATTAACCAACTTTCACCGTATTACAATATCCGATATGATTATTAAGAAAATAAAAGAATTGCTCGAGTCAGGGGCAAGTTTTCAGGAAACGGCAAAGGCCGTAAACATGACAAAAAAAGAGCTAAAGGTTTATTTGGATTTACACCCAATAGATATAAAACGCCCAGAGGCTCCGGCAAAGCGCGTTTATACAAATTCATTCAAAAAATGGAATGAAGAGTGCGATCGGCTGAAGGCGTTAAAAGCAGAGGGCAAAACTTCAAAACAGATAGCCGAGATTTTTGGCGTATCTGATAGTACCATTCAAAGCGTATTGTCTTATTATGGGATTTTGCGGCCTCCTTTTCGCAAATCTAGCCTTGAAATTGTAAGGCTTTATTGCCTTGAAAATAGGCCCGATTTGGCGGCCAAATTTGGCAAAACAGAAGGGCAAATAAGTAAGACATTCTATGCTCAAATTAATCGTTTTGAGAATAACACGGGCTTTGCAGATGCCGAAATTCAAGCATATCAAAACGGCGATTTTGGCACATTGACCGAGGCCGAAATAAAGGCTCTTAAATACCAATTGGCCCGGGTTGAAAAACTGAAGGTGCGCGATTTAACAGACGAGCAAAAGCAGTTTGTTTTGGCCAATAGAGACGGGCAAAATTGGGTAGAGCTAGCCAAAAAGCTAAACGCAAATTTTGGCCTCAAGGCTACTAAATATCAAGTACATTACTGGTATTATCAATTGCGAAATGAAAAACACAATAAAAAGCTATAAAGGCAAACTAAGCGACTTTTTACAGCATATCAAAAACACCAAAAGCACAATGCAAAACGAAAAAGAAAAACTACCTAGCAAGGCCCGGATGAAGGCAGGGTTGCTACTGCCCAAATTGGCTCAAATCATACTGGAAAACGGCAAAGCCAAAATAAGCCCCAAAGCCGAGCGCGCGCTCGAGCGTGTTGCAAGCGTAGAGGCCTCCGAGCCGTTTGGCAGCGTATTGGCTACTTACGAGCAGCTAATGGCTGAAGTAAAGGCTCAAATTGGCCCTATGCGTTTTTTTAAGGCTACCTGCGCGGCGTTTAGGTATCACGCCGGAGTTGTTGGCTACAGCACAATTGTAATGCGTAATTTGATGCCATTCATAAGCGAGCAAGCTACGTTTTCAATACCTGCTGATGTTAACCTTGTTTATGCCTGTGAGCCAAAAGATATTACCGTTTACGACGACGGCACAGCCGAAATAGAAATATGAATTTCTTAGACTTCGCTGCCGCTATTAAGGCCAAATTGGAACGCTATAACGCTAGGCGCAAAGCGTACTACTTACGCAAAATCCAAAGCACAGACTTTGCGCAATTGGATTTTGAAGCCATTGAAACTATCTACTTTGCTATTGAAAAAAGCGAAGTGCAAAACGAAAACAAAAAAGAAAATGAATTACCATTTTGACCTCGTGGGAAAACTAACCGCTATGTGCATAAACGAATTTGCAGGGCGAGTTAAGACTGTGCAAGTCGGGCAAAAGATTGAAATAATCACTCCGTTTGTTACGCTCAAAAAAGAGCCAGTAAGGGTGTTTGTAGAACCCTTAATGCCGCCATTATACAACGCGCTTTTATTCAGCATTTCAGACGGCGGCACAATTGCAAAAGATATTCCAGACGGGCTTAATATCACAATTACTGATTTAGTTTTCGGGCAATACTTTCATCGAAAAATGGAAAATGATTGCGCTATTATTTACCGTTCTGTTTTGTCAAAATATGAAATAAGCAATGCCGTTTTTGAGCTTGCTACGCTTATTCAATTGTGCGAAAACCTAAAATTTCTTGCAGTAAATGATACTTCGCAGACTAGGCAATAAAAAGAAAATTGCCCCTAAAATCTATTCTCTTTTTTTGCAACATGCCACATACATAGAGCCATTTTTTGGCGCTGGTGGAATGTATTTTTTTAAGCCTAGAGCAAAGTATAATTTGCTTAATGACTTAGATAATGAAGTGTTTAACCTTTGGCGTGTAGTGCGCGAAACACCCGACTTGCTGAGAGATGAAATTATTAGCTTGCCAATACACCCAAGCATTTCGAAGTATTGGAAAAAACACAAAGAAATTGACCCAATTTCACGGGCAGCGCGGTTTCTGTTTATATCCAATTTTGGCTATATGGGCATGCCTGAAACTTTGCGGATTGAAGGCAATAACCAAAATTCCAAAGCCTTTATTTTTCGCGATATGGGCCTTGCAAATAAATTGCTTAAAGATTGCGTTTTTGATAATAAAAATGCAGTTGATTTTTTGAGGGCCATAAGGTTTCACGGCGTTAAGCCTGTTCAAAATCCTTTTATCTATTGCGATCCGCCGTACCTCAAAACAGGTAACAACTACACAACAAAAGTTTGGGGCAGCGACGACTTGTACGAGCTAGTGAAAGGCTTGCAAGCTACTAACGCGCCGTTTGCTATTTCGGAGTTTTATTCCAAAGATGCAATTTCTGTTTTTAATGATTGCGGGTTGTTTATTAATGTAATATGTGAGCGGCAAACAATGAAAAACAGAAACACGGAAATTTTGGCTACTAATTATAATCTTTCACAAAAAACATTGTTCTAAAATGCGCAATTACCATTCCTTACTTCACTACGTTTTGACAAACGGCGAGCCTCGCAACGACCGCACAGGTGTAGGCACATTAGCAATTTTTGATGCCCGTTTGGAATTTGATTTGTCGGCGGGATTTCCCCTGCTCACCACTAAAAAAGTTAGCTTCAAAAATGTAATAAGCGAACTATGCTTTTTTGTGAACGGCAAAACAAACGTTGATTATTTGCACAAGTATAATAATCGCATTTGGGATGCTTGGGCAAATGAAACCGGGGAACTTGGGCCTATTTACGGTGCGCAATGGCGTAACTGGTGGGGGTCAGAATTTCCATGCGTTGACCAATTAAAAAACCTCGTGCGCGACCTGATTAAATCACCACAAAGCCGGAGGCATTTGGTTAGTGCATGGAATGTAGGGGAAATTCCGCAAATGGCCCTACCCCCTTGCCACTACGCTTTCCAATTCTATGTTACCAATACGGGCAAACTGGATTTGAAGGTAAATATGCGTTCTACAGATTGCTTTTTAGGCTTGCCGTATAACATTGCTTCATACGCTGCGCTAAATCACATGATAGCCAAAATTTGCAATTACAGGCCCGGGAGGTTAATCATGAGCCTTGCCGATACGCATATCTACAAAAACCACGTAGAGGCCATAAACACGCTATTGCAGCGCGACCCAAATCGATATGCTTTGCCACAATTGCGCCTTAACGGGGAATTTGACTTGAGCGAAGAAATACACCCCGAGCAATTTGAAATTGTAGGGTATGAAAGTTATCCGGCAATTAAAGCAGAGGTAGCAATTTAGATGTATGCTAGAAACCTTGCTTTTTTTAAAACAGAATTTAGAACTAGGCAAAAAATACAAGGCCGAAACTATCTACAAAAGGCTTATTGAAATAGGCAAATTAGATAGCAATACGACCTTTGCGGGCTTTGTTCTGTTTTGCTATGTGCATACGGTTTTAGAAACAAGCTGGGAAAACGAAACGCCTTTTATTTATCGTAAAGATTAGCCGTTTCTTTTTTCACTTAACATTTTGCCGACTAGCAGTGCTAGCTCGGCAAATTGTGTTTTTATTTCGGCATCAATTTGCGATTGTTTTGCTTTTATTTCGGCATAGTGTTCTTGAATATACGTTTCTAATTTCAGAAAACGCTCGTTGTTGGTTTCTTGCACTTCTACTAGCTTATTCAAAAGAACGGTTTTCCTAGTCATTTCCAACTGCATTAATTGGATTGTTTCTAGCGTTTTGGCGGTTTCCATATTACGGGCTACGGTTTGCCGTTCCGTATATTCCATAAAGGTTTTGGTTATTTCGCTAATTGTTGTGGTATAGCTTTTATTTTGCTCTGCAAAGCTATCCGTTTGCGTTTTATCTTTTTCGTTAATTCTGTTAATTAACGCTTTTGTAATAAGGTAAAGCGCGAGCAAAAGTACGCTGCCGCCGCCGCCAAATTTTGCAAGTTCAATCCAAATTGAATTAGCCATAAGAGAGTTATTTACGCCCAACTATCCGCAAAAAGTGATCCCCTAGTTTTTGAACGCCTAAGTAATAAACGTAAGCCCAAAAACGAGAAAAACCATATTCAATTAACATATCATAAAACAGCCTATCAATGGCCTCTCGAGTGATTTCATGCTTAGGATAATACTTGTATAAAACATCATGCACGAGGCTAGGATAATAGCCACGAGGCAGCCCGTCAGGGCCTTTTTTGCCGTCAGGCACTAAGGTTGCGCCGTCCCAAACAAACCCGGGCCTTACTGTTATTTCGCCGTCAGGCTTTACTATTAAAAACGTAGAAATAAACGACTTGCCCAATATTTGCGTTTTATAAACAAATTCGTTTTCAAGCGTATAACGGCGGTCGGTCGGACTTTTAAGCATAGGATAATAAAATTAAGATAGGCAAAAATAACCTAATTTTACATTATGAAACGGGCGCGAAAAATAAAGGATTTAGATAAGTATATCAGACAAAAGTTAAACGAGGCCGATAGCTCCGGCATTACAGCCCTTGAAAAAATTGTAGTTAACTTAATAGATTTGGCGGCCACTACCAATAACGTAAAGATTGCCGAATTGCTGTTTAATCGCGCTTATGGCCCTACCAAACAACAAAGCGAAGTATTGCACACACATAGCAATATCCCCCCTATAAACTGGGCTGAAGGAGGGCAAACCGTTATCAATTTTGAGCTAAGCGAAACAGAAAAAAAGGCTTTGGGAAATGGCAATGAATAAAAAATATATTGCCCTTTACACTAGCCTAGCCCGTTATTTTTTCGTGTACGGTGGGCGCGGGTCGGGCAAGTCCTATGCTGTTGCCGAGTTTCTGTTAAGGCTTACTTATGAAGTCGGCCATGTAATTCTTTTTACTAGGTACACAATGAAGTCGGCGGAAATATCCATTATCCCCGAGTTCAAAAGCAAAATCATTGAATTAAATGCTGCAAAGGATTTTGAAGTAACAAGCGACCACATTTTGAATAAGCGGTCAGGCTCACGCTTAATCTTTCGTGGAATAAAAACAAGCGAAGGTATCCAAACCGCAAACCTAAAAAGCATTAAGGGCCTAACTACGTGGGTTTTAGATGAGGCCGAGGAGTTGCACAATGAAGATGTATTTGATAAAATAGATGAAAGTATAAGGGCTATAAACACGCAAAACAGGGTTATCTTTATTCTTAATCCTACGCTCGTTTCACATTGGATTTATAAACGTTTCTTTGCTTCATTGCCCGAGTTTTTTACTGGGCAGGTAGGCAATACTGAATACATTTACACAAGTTATTTGGAAAACCTTAAAAACCTAGCGGCCTCGTTTGTGGAAAAAGGGCAAATACTCAAAAGCCAAAACAGCCTGAAGTACAAATGCCGTTATTTAGGGGCATGGGCAAAAGAGAGCAGCGAGGCTTTGTGGCGGTTTACAGATATTACTTATAAGCAACCTAGCGAACTAAAACGTATTTGCGTAGCTATTGACCCGGCAGTAACAAGCAACTTGAATAGCGATGAAACGGGCCTAGTGGTTTGCGGAATTGATAGCGAAAACAAGGGCTATGTTTTAGAAGATTGCAGCGGGGTATATCGGCCTGAAGCATGGGCGAAATTGGCCGTTAACCTTTATCATAAGCATAAAGCGGATTTTATAGTGGCTGAAGTAAATCAGGGCGGCGACCTAGTGAAGCAAATAATTAGGCAATTTGATAGTAATGCCAAAGTTGTAACGGTACACGCCAATAAGGGCAAATATACCAGGGCCGAGCCTGTGGCATCTTTGTATTCAGAAAACAAAGTTTTTCACATAAAACCGTTTACGCAATTAGAAGAGCAGATGATTACTTGGCAAGCAATGGCCGGGGAAAAATCACCTGATAGAATTGATGCCCTTGTGTACGGATTAACTAAATTGCTATTGACAAAACAATTAGTTACTAGTTAACTAAATTGCATTATGAAAAATTGGCTATTGAAAAATATTTTCGGTGTAAATGTAAGGCCCGACTTTGCGAACGAGCCAATACACAAACTTAACTTTCTGTATGGCACAGAGGCGTTAAAAAACACTTTGGCCGCAGGGGAGCTAGCGGATAGCGATGCCACATACATAGAAAAAGCATATCACTTTAACGATATTGTTTTTGCGGTTGTGGAATACATTGCTAGCATTTGCGCGAGCGTTCCCTACGTTTTCAAAACAGAAATAAACGGGCAAATTGAAGATGCCCCTGATAGCCCTGCCCTGCGCAAAGCCAAAAAACTTTTGGAACGGCCTAACTCGTTTTCTACTTGGGAGAGTTTCGCCAAAACAGAAATTACTTACAACCTGATTTGCTCGAAGTCTATCATTTGGAAATATAGAAATGGGCTACAAGAAATAAGCGAGCTATTCAATGTTAACCCCGCCGATACTAGTATTATTTGGGAAAATGAATTTTACCGGATAATCAAAAGTGTAACCATTTCGCAGGCGGGCGCGGGAGGGAATATTAGCCCTAGCCCAAACGATTTGATTATTAGATATAATAACGATTTGCGCGCGCGGGCCGATGGGCGTTCTCGTTTGGCGGCAGGGCGGCGGGCTGTGCTAAAATCCAATAACGCTAAAAACGCCGCAAACAAACTTTTTGAAAACTCCGGTGCTTATGGTTTTTTGGCGGTAGAGGATGAAAACATATCTTTTGAAGATGTTCAAAACATTGAAAAAGCATATCAAAAAAAGCATACTGGGGTCGGCAGTCAGGGCAAAATCGTATTTACAAACGGCAAAATTCGTTTTGAGCGCACAGGGATGAGTGGTTTAGATATGCAATTGGCCCAAAGCGATTTGAACGATTTAAGGGCAATTTGTAGCCTTTTTGGAATGCCATCGCAATTGCTTAACGATACTGAAGCAAGTACATTTAGCAACTATAAAGAGGCTCGGCGCAGCCTTTATTCTAATACTGTTTTGCCTAACCTAAAAAACCTTTTTGCTAAGCTATCGTGGGAGCTATTGCCTCAAATAGATAAGAGTTTGGACAGCGTTTTTATCGTGCCCGATTTGGCTGCAATACCGGAGTTGCAAACAACGATAGAAGAGCAAGCCTCGGCATTACGTAATTGCGAATGGTTAACGCCAAACGAAAAAAGAGAAGCAATGGGCTATCAAAAAATTGATACGCCTGAAATGGATTTAGTTTATATGAATGGGCAGCCAATAGAATTTGTCGCAAATGGAATATCAACCGAAAACGAACCCGGCTAAATACTTTTTGTCATACGAACGTAAGGCCGCCAAAATGATTTTTGATCAATGGAAAAAGGTCGCGGCCAATTATCCTACACAGGGCCTTTTAGCCCTTGAAACTGTGTTTGCAGGGCGCGAGGTTGAAGATTATTTATTAGACCTTTATAAGCGTATTGGAACGGCGACTGCCCGCGAGGTTTTTGAGGGCATTAACAAGGCTGTAAGCAAAGAAAGTATAATTGAATTTGCAATTGCTCGAGTGCTGTTTTACTTACAACAATTTGCGCTTACTAAAATAACCAGCATTACAAACACCACAAAAGAGGATATTAGAGGCGTTTTAGAAGATATGATTAAGCGCGGCCTCTCCCCTTTGGATATTGCTAAGGAACTGGCAAAAGTTGGGCGCGGGTTTAGCCGAAAACAAGCTATTACTATTGCCCGCACAGAAAGTATTGCAGCGTACAATTTTGGCGCAATACAAGGCGCGGCAGCAACCGGAATGGCTACGCATAAAGTTTGGAGAAGTGCAAGGCAAAAGCGCACGAGGCCCGACCATATTGCAGCAAATAATCAAAAGGTAAAATTTGACGATTATTTTATTGTAGGCGGGGAGCGGCTTAGGCACCCGGGCGATCCGCGAGGCTCGGCAAAGCAGGTTGTAAATTGTCGTTGTGTAATGAAATTTGAATTGAAAAAACCTTAATTATGAAAAAGTATAAAAGCATTGCGCAAAGCATTAAAGATGTTAGCGAGGCCGATGGAATTGTAAGCGGGTATCTTTCTGTTTTTGGCGTAACGGATAGCGACGGCGATATTATAAACGCCGGGGCTTTTGCCAAAACGATAGCCGAAAACGGGCCAAATGGAAAAGACCGGATTAAGTTTTTGCGCGAGCACGACTACCGGAAACCAATAGGCAAATTTTCTCTTTTGAAAGAGGATAGTTATGGCCTTTATTTTGAGGCCAAACTAAACCAAACGCGGGAGGGGAAAGATGCGCTTATTTTATACCTAAACGGCGAGTTAACAGAACATTCAATAGGCTTTCAGCCAATTACGTATTCAGTAATAAATGATAACACGGGCCGTTTTATTGGCTACTCTTTTGCCGAGGTAAAACTGTGGGAGGGCAGTGCTGTTTTGTGGGGCGCAAACGAGGCCGCAAAGGTGCAAGAAATAAAAGCCCGATTTGAGGCAATTAGGCAAATTGGAAATTTGTCGGACGAGGTTTTGAAAACAATAGAAAATAATATTCTAACTTTGGAGAAACTCAAAAACCCGCAGGCCGATTTGGATAATCAAGCCAACGAGCAAAAACAGAAAGCAGTTTTTGAAGCAATTCAAGATTTCAAAAAAAGTCTAAACATACTCTAAAATGACGGAGCTAGAAGTAAAAAACGAGATTAAGCAAATCGGCGATGAAATTGGCCGTAGGCTTAAAAGCCTTGAGGACGGGCGCGAGGCCGAAAACCAAACCTACAAAGGAATTTGGGATGACCTCAAGTCGGCAATAGCAGAGGCCAAAAGCATAGCCGAAAAAACGGCGCAGCGGGCCGATCAACTCGAGAAGCTGGGCGCAAGTCAAGAAAAAAGCGAAAGTTTCGCTATGGCCCTAAAAAAGGCCCTAGATGCCGAAAAAGATAGACTCGCCCAATATGCTAAATCGCGGCAGCGTTTCTCGTTCACAAAATCGGTCGGCGATATGTCAACCGCAACGAATTTGACAGGCCAAATTGCCGAGGCCGAGCGCAGGCCAGGAGTTTCGGCACAGCCTTACAGGGTGCACGCGCGAAACATTTTGCCGGTTGCTAGCTCGAGTTTGCCTCTTACCGAATTTGTAAGGCATACATTCGGGGAGGGCGTTCCCGATTATCAGGCCGAAGGCGCAATTAAGGCTCAAACAGATAACGATTTTGCGCTCGTAACTGTTAACAATTATACGCTTGCACACTGGGAACGACTGCCCGCGCAATGGCTCGAGGATTACGCTTCAATCTATGCGTTTATTCAAAATAATATGATTGAAAGGCTGCTTAACAGAGAAGATAGCGAGCTTCTGTTTGGCGGCGGCGGCAGCGCTATTCAGGGCCTCTTCGCGGGTGCTTCTGGGTTTGCCCCGGGCGTAACAGTTCCCAACCCCCAGCGTTTTGACGTTTTGCGCCTTGCTATTGCGCAATTGCAGCAAACAAGCATTAACGGCGGCGGCTTTATGCCCGACTTTTGCCTCGTGTCGCCTATGACGTTTGCTGAGTTGCAACTCACCAAAAATCAGGACGGCGACTATATTTTGCCTAGCTTTTTGAGCGAAGCTGGCGGAAGTGTTAGCGGTGTTAGGATTGTGCCGCATCGCGCCATGCCAAACGACGGGTTTTTGATGGGCGACAGTATGCAATGCTTGTTGCAAATTTACAGCCCTATCACGCTCGATATTAGCAACGAGGATCGCGATAACTTTGTGCGCAACCTTGTAACTGTAAGGGTAGAAGAACGCATCAAGTTCCCAATATTTCAGCCGCAGGCGTTCTTGTATAGCGATTTCCAAGAGGCAATTGCAACTATCACTCCCGGTATCTAAACTCAAAAACAGAAACGCCCTGCCGTAACTGGCAGGGCGTTTTCTAAACTCAAAAACAGATATGCAAACATTTAAATTTTATCGCGCAATAGCCGTAAATGGCAGGTCGTTTAGCCCTGGCGATGTGGCACAGGTAAACGAGCAAGAGCTTGAATTTTTGAACAAAAAACGGGCTGGGCTGGTGGTATCAAACGAGCCACAAAAAGAGAAAGAGGCGCAGCCTAAAAAACACAAATACTACCGTAAAAATGATTAGTGTTTTTGAGCAGTTTCGGGCCAAATATGGCCTTGTTTCGGAGGCAATTCCTAGCGCAATATGTTTAGAGCATCAGGTTTTAGCCGATGACAAAATCGCTGCTATTGACTTAGAAACACTCAAAAAATATTTGCGCGTAGATGGCTCGTTTGAGGATGACTTGCTTTTGCTTTTGTTAAGGGCCGCCGTCGTTGAAATAGAGAAGCGAAACAATGTTTCTATTTCAGGCAAACACATAAAAGCGTGGTACTCGTGGGGCAAAATAGATATTACGCAGTTGCCGTTTGCAAATCAGATAGAAAACTGGTTAGTTTGCGAAATACAAAACAGCGTTTTTGTTTTTGAATACACGACAAAGCCGAATGAAAACGAGGCCGAATTTTACAAGATGGAAGTTCTCGCCTTGTGCGAGAAAAGGTACAACGAAAGAGGTGCGCAGCATGGCAAAAGAATATTCGTTTAATGAGCGGATTACGGCGTATGAAGCTACAAACGCAGCAGACGGCCTCGGCGGATTTTCGCAGGTTCACAATCCTAGCTTTACACTTTGGGCTAATTGCGTTTTTGCAGAGCCAAAAGGGATTGATTTTGCACAGTATAAAGAAACTTTGCAACTCAAAATAGTAGTTAGGAATAATGAAATATTTCGCGGCAAAAAATACAGAATCGCGGGCCGCAAAAGTGATAGCAAATACATATATTTAACTTGTTATGAAGCTATCGTATAAAGTAGAAACTAAGTTTAAAAGGCTTGTTTTTAATCAGGCCAAACTCGAGCGCACAGTAGCCTATTATGCAAATGAATTGCGCAACGAGGTTGTAGATAATATTAATGCACATAATTTGATAGATACGGGAACGCTAATAAATAGCAACCAAGTGCAAGCAACTGGCTTAGAGGCTGAAGTCGGCACACGCATACATTACGCAATATATCACGAGCTAGGAACGTCAAAGCTAAAAGCACGGCCTTTTTACGCTCCGGCAATTGCGAAAATTGAACCCGAGTTTATTAAAGCTATCAGGAAAATAATTTAGAAAATGAGCGCGGAGGAGTTTATACAAAGGGGATATTTTGAGGCACTAAGCAAAAACGGGCTGCCCGTTTATGACGTTTTGCCGACAAAAGAGAAACTTCCTGCCGTTATGTTTTCCCGGGTAACTACTTTTGAACAAACTTGCTGTTATGCAATAGTTGAAATAGTTTTAAATATACTTTCACCTAGTACAAGTAAAGCGGATTTATATAGTCTTGTTTACAATTCACAGGCGATTTTAGAAAGTGTTGGTTTTGAAAACGAATATTATAAACTTGGGTTTAATAAGCTAAAAAGCAGCGAAGTGCAAACATATCGGCCTGATAGCGGGCTTAACTCCGACGGCGAAATTTGGCAAATGGCTATTATCAAATATAATAACGTAGTAAGCAAATGTGGCAAAAAAATAACATAGTGGCGGTCGGCTCGGACGTGGCAGAGCGTTTGGATATTGCAACACGGCAAAGCGAAAGTTGCACCCTGAAGATTACGCTTTACGATCCGACTACTGGGCAGCCTTTTGACTTAACAGGCTTCTCTTTTGTTTTATCGTTTTCGGCAAATGGAACGAGCGAAGTATTGAGCGCAACAACTGGCTCGGGCCTTACAATTGGTGCAGGTGTAATAACTGTAAACCTGCTTCCTGCGCAAATGAATTTTAGCGCGGGGCAATACGTTTACAGGCTTACGGCCACTAGTGCAAGCGTTACAAAAACATGGCTTCAGGGCCTTGTTAACCACGTTGCACAATGGCAACTTCAGCCCGCGAGCGAAGTGCTAAAAAACAGCGGGCAAACCTATGTTAGGATCGGCGAAAAAGATATTTTGGTTTCTATCACAAATAACATTTAATCAATATGGCAGCAACAGACGGCGTACACAAAGGCGACCTTTATAGGATTGTTTTGAGCGATGGCACTAGCGAAATGGTAGGATGTATTACTACCCTATCTTGGAACGCTACAATGGATAGCACAGAGGTTCCGGCTTGCCGAGGCGCGGCTGCTGAAACGGGCGGATGGAAAAAGTTTATCCCCGGGGACAAAAGTATGACTATCTCGGCGGAGGGGCAGGTGCTTATGGCTGAAGATTGGACTCCCCATCGCTTTTTTGGCGCAATGGATAACGAAACGGAGCTAGCGTTTATACTTGAGCCTGTAGGCCCTGCGCCTACTTACACGCCAATTGTAGGCGGCCAACGCTTGCAAGGCGATTGCTGGCTCACTTCGCTCGACGTGCAATATCCAAACAACGAGGTCGTAACGTATAGTTTGGAACTTACCGTAAACGGCAAGCCGACTAGCTCGATCATTGTTTAGTTTAGTTTCATTCTTTCACCCGCAAAAAAGGCCCGCCAAAACGGGCTTTTTTATTTTACCTTTGTAGGAACAAAACAAAAAAGAATGTTATGGTACACACTGTAAAAACAGCAAACGGCGAGCTTGTAAACTTTCAGTTCACAGTTCCCAAAATGTTTTTGGCCCTGAAAAATTGCGGCCTTGAGCTATCAGACCTCGGCGATCAAAATTCAATTATGGCGTTTGTATTTGAATACATTACTCAAGCCTTGCCACAAAACCTCCCGGGCCGTGCTGACTTTATAGAAACGTTAACGGAGGCGCAACTGCAAACCGTTATTGAAGTGGCTCAAAAAAGCATAGCTAACAAAACCGATTTTTTTTCGCGGATAGCAGGGGCTGGGGCGGCTCAGGCTACACAACCGGAGGCCCAAAACAGCAAATAACAAACGCCTATTTAGAAGAGGATTTAGAAGCGTGGGCAATAGGGAAATTAGGGCTTTTGCGAGAGCAATACGAGGCTATGTCTTACGCTGATTTAACGCTTAAAATAAGTGCGTATTTGCTCGAGCAAAGCAAGCAATGGGAGCAAACAAGGTACTTAGCAAGTATCATTGTAAACGTAAACAGGCCCGCAAAAAAGGCCGCGATTGCACCTGAAAAACTTATGAAATTGCCGACAGATCCAAAGCCAAAAAGCATATCAAACACAATAGCCGATATGTTCGCATTTATCAATAAATTTGAGTGAAAATCACACGTTTGAATTTATAGGGAAAACGGTTAAGGGCGGTCGCAATGTGGCCGCCTTTTTCGTTAAATTTGATGTATATAAACAGGTAGCAAAATGGAGTTTGCAAATAGCATAGTAGTATATCTAAAAGCCGATAACTCGGACTTGCAAAAGCGGCTGAACGAATCCGCCCAAATTTTGCAGCAACACGGCAAAAAGATACAGGATATAGGCGAAAAAATGAGCCAACAAATAAGCGCGCCTATTGCTGTTTTTGGTGCGCTTACTTTGCGAACGGCGGGCAACTTCGAGGCCGCAATGAATACGGTTCAAGCCTTATCTGGGGCTACCGCTAAGGAGATGGAGGTATTAACGGCTAAGGCAAAAGAGCTAGGCCGTACAACTCAATTCAGCGCAACCGAGGCGGCGCAGGGGATTGAAACGCTGTTAAAAAACGGCCTGAATACGCAGCAGGTAATGAACGGCGCGTTAGATGCTACTTTGGGACTTGCTGCCGCTACAAAAACAAGCCTAGCCAACGCTGCGGATATTGCTACCGATGCGATGTTGCAATTCAATTTACAAGCTACCGACTTGAATAAGGTAGTCGACCAAATTGCAGGCGTAACAATTGCCTCAAAATTTGGAATAGACGATGTGCGCTTAGCACTTGCAAACGCGGG